TAGCGGTTGGATACATTGTGAGATGTTCCTTCTTTAATGTTAAATTCTTGGGCTAATGCTAATGTACCGACTGTAAATTCGTTATTGATTGTCACTCCATCGACTTCCGACAAAAAGAAACAGCGGTAGCTCTCATCAAGTTCCTCCACCCTGACACACTTCATTCCGGCCGGAGATATGATCTGTTCACCACCAACATGCGTTTTCTTTTTCACCTCAAGTTCATCAAAGACAGCCTTAATCTTCACATAAAGCCGGTCAACAACAGCCTGTGTCGTACCATCTTCCAATACGGTCCAACTGCTTCCATTCTTACCCACCAAAAAACCTTTCAAAAAGGTTACAAGATCAGCAAAGGTATTACCAGCAATTCCATCAGCATAACCTGCTTTGATTTTCTTACCATTGACCAAAAGATATTCGTCTACATAAGATAAAAGCTGGAGCAGGTCCAGATTCGTATGGGTGTGCCCTATTCCTCCACCTTCAGCATATTCTGTACTTATCTTATTCAACACGTACGCGAAAATAGCACCTATATTCGTTGTCGCCCATTTCTCCGAAAACGGTTGCTGCACGGGAAACAGCACCCCCTCGGACAAGGGCTGCGAAGGGAATTCAACTAACCGAGGGGGTATAGTAAAAGAAGCCAAATCCGGTATATGGATATCCAAATTATCCGGAAGGCTATCCGTCCGCTGAAGATTGAGCAGCGGGCGTGCGTCAGCGTATTTGTAAGTAAATGTATAAGACGAAGGAAGTTCCTTGTCCGTATAAGTAGTATTGTCCTCTGTCACCACAATACGGCGCAGATAATTCAAATTATAAATGTACTTCTGTTTTGATGGGAGGAAATCAAGAAGCCAATGACGTTCACGATTGTCAAGATATCCGGTATTTTTCTGGAACTTACGTTCCGTATCCACCCTGTATTCTTCAGATATATCATCTATCTCGGCAATATTATGAGTATGTTCCGCCGAGAAATCAAGCTGTCCGTAAGCCCGGAACGTATCCATACCTCCCAAGGAATTTTCAAAAAGTATCCATTGTTCCTGTTCGGAAAGGATATTACCCGCCACATAACGCTGCACATAAGTAAGACGGCTACCTGAACTATCTTCCACCCATACATCATAAAAAGAAGGAAGACGGGAACCGAAAAGTGCCATTATCACAGCATATTGCACAGGAATGGTATATGCCCGTTTCTCTCCCAATGTAGCCAGTTGTTTCACCTCTTCAGTCACTTTGCCTTCATCATCGGTAAAATAGGCCTTCACTTTTACGTAGGAGGATATCACAGCATAATATGTCAGATATTCGGGGGAATAGTAAGTCACCTTCTTCACTTGTGGCTGCCAAGTTAAGAAATTAGCCTTCAAAAAAGTTTCGGCAGAGCCAGAGAAACGGTCTACCCCACAACGAAGTACACGAAATGTTATGTTCTTGTCGGCAATAACAGCCGTAAAATCAGCCGCCAGCTCAGACTGCTCATAATAAGTTGTGATATCTTTCATCAAGAAAGATAATTGAGACTCCACAATATCCCGTATATCAATCGTAACATAACCATCCGTACCGGGAGTATACACAGAAGACAAAAGCCGGGTATTCCCTTTTGACAGGACAAAAGAGAAAGATTCCGCAGATTGGATGCGGAACTTCTCAATGTTACCGGACAGAGATAAAGCAGCAGGTTGATTCAGAATATTCATGTCTTTTGTTTTTATTACAAAAATAACTTACCCGGAAAAGTATAGAAAGGACAATTAGACATCCGGTATTTTCACAGCCACAAACCACACTTCGAATTCATTATAATACATATAATCTCCAAACTGATATGAGAGTGCCGTATGCTGGACAAAATAACGTTTTCCTGATTCCGCGTTTTCCTTTGTCGCCGGAGGAAGAAAAGCAAGAACAAATTGTTTATCCTTATAAGGAGAATTGTTATATTGTTCTTCTGTCAAAGTCGTTTTTACCTGTTTCACCTCCCACATATAACCTGTAGAAGTATTATAATCAGAAAACGATTTGGCTGAGCTGACCGGCTCATACAAACGATAAGTATAGAAACTCGTTTCAAGAGGCTGTAAACCGCCTCCTAAATTATATTTCAATATATTTAGAAGAAGCTTCTCTCCATTCAAACTGACAGGGAGATAGGGAGAAAGAGACTGTTTCAAATTGACGGGAAGAAGAAAATCGGCAGTGACTGAATGCATGGAGTTCCGATATATATTATCAAGCCTTCTATAAAACTTTTCAAAAATCCCATCATTGCCATTATAAGTCAATGTATAACCCCACAAACGGATATATGGATCTGAAGAGTCTGATGATAAATTTCTAGCATAATTAGAAATAGTACCACGAGGATACCCATGATCAGTATAAGCAAAAGCAAGCATAGGATTAAGTTTCACGTCAGTAGTTGTACTGGCATCAGAGGAAGGTTCCTCTTCCGCTGTATTATCAGCCATAAGTTTTGAATTAAGGAAGTTGGCTGCACCAATATATGGAAACACATCTTCCGCATCATTCAAATTATTATGGAGCATTACAGGCTGGCAATCGGGAACAGATATCTCATGCGTATCAAGATCGCCACCTGCACAATACTTCATATACGACTCGGCAACCTTGTCATTAATCCGCAGTACAGTCATGTCACCAAACAATACCCAAAAATAATATCCTTGACGATAGAACGCACCATCCAAAGGATCAATATGTAATTGTTTGTATTTTCCATAAAGATCTGCAATCGAATCAAAGGTTTCCACTTCTTGAGGACTTGATATCTGTTCTTCAGAAGACAATATCAGCTGCTTGTATGATTCTGGATATTCGACATTAATCCGGGAAACTAAATATGCATCCAAATCAACCTGTGATGGCAAATCAAGAATTTCATTAAGAAGTATGATATCTATTGTATGTCCCACTTCATTAGGAATAAACTCACAACAAAACTTTTTCCGATATACATCCAAAATAGTATTACAGGAACAATCCGGTAATAAATCAGTTATCCGGATGCTTCCCGATATCAACGTATCAGCACAATTATTTATAAATACCATATCTGGAAAGGGAGTTGTACGAGTGAAGAAATTATCTTTCAATGTATAACCGAAATACGACAATATGCGCTTGAGCAAATAATTTCCACGGATGAAAGGGGACATATAGTACCCGGCAGCAAGATTTATAACTGTATCTCCGTCCGTCACAGTACGCGGAACGGCATTATAAAAATCCGGTGTACCTGTAAGAGGTGTATTAAGACTGTCATAAAACGTGCCATCCACCATGAAACCATAACGATTGATATAATCAAATTTGGGAGATCCGCTGGAAGAAGTGCGGTCTGATTCAATGAGCACAGGGAATATAGCATATTCCGGATTGTTTCCACTAATCAATGACCGACAAAAATCTATGCATTGTTCAACAGTAGACAATCCTGGTATGGTCTCTGTCCCGAACACTTCGGATAGAGGCGTTTCCGATATTTTCGACAAGAAAGAACCTTCATTCATATAAAACGAAGTTTCTATACTTTCTTTTCTTTTAGCGGACAATACAGCCTGTCGACAGGCCATAAAATATCCGTCATCTTCAATAGTGGCAACAATAGAAGCAGACGGTTTCTGCTTTCTGACCATAATATCCGGATAATCCAAAATTTCCCGATTAGCATCGGTATCCGGGAGACTCACCGGATTGGTCTGTTCACCATATTCATTAAAAAACAGATTCGGACGTTCCACTTGTAACATAGTGTCAGAGGAAAGATGATAAGCTTTCCCTTTATCTACATTTGTAATTTTCATCGTTTACTTCCTATTTTGCGTGATCGTTCTTGTAGTTTCCTAGCTTTATCAAAATCATCAAGAAGAGTATAGGCAGGCAAGCCATCCTTTTTCAATAGCAGAAGAGTGTCATTAAGTTCTTTTATAGAACGGCTTAATCCGAGATCCGGCTGAACAGTGGGAGAAGGTACAGTAGCGGTTTGGATTCCTCCTCCAGACTGTCTACCTATAGCCTGTGCCTGAAGATATTTATTCAAATCCAAAGTACGGATGGTTCCAGCCTGTTGTGCCTGATCAAGAATAGACAATATGGGTGCAATGGTAGGATTCTTCACCGCCTCATTGCTAGCTACCCATTCCTTGGATGATCCGGCAGGTCCCTCTCCTACTATGACAGTAGGCTTGTCTATAAAGCCACGACGTTTAGGATCATAGACAGCATGAAACTCTTTTCCGTCCTGGGCACGAGTGACATCTATATATCCTCCGGACTGTTTACCGGGAACACGAGTATATGATGTATTAGAAGATGTAGTTCCCGATGTAATAGATGAGCCTTTTTTAGAAATTAAACCTTTTAAGGACGTTTTTGCAGTAGCTAAAGCAGCCATAATCAAACCACTGATAATGGCGGTTCGAGCAGCAGCAGTCGCACCAAAAGTAGCAACAGAATCCGGTTGGGCAGCACTAATAGCCGCCGCTTTAGCTTGTTCTGCAATAGCAACAGCAGTGGCTTCAGCCATTTTAGTATCAATAATTTTGGTTAGAACATCAAACATAATATCAATGATAGTATTCCCAAAAGCTGCTAAAGCACCTTCTTGGTTAGAAATGATATTTCCTACAGCTTCCCCTATCTGACTTCCATAGTTTTTAAAACTATCAATTTGTTCTTGATGATATTTTAATATCATTTTGGACATAGCCTCATAATATTCTTCAATAGTAAGTTCTCCTCTATCATAATACGACTGAAGTTCATCTAATTGCTTTTCATATATATCTTTTTTTGAAAGAAGATCAAATTTTTCTCTAATCTCATACTCTTTATCATCAAAAGATTCTTCCAAATTATTTTTAGCATTTAAATAGTCTTTTTCTAACTGTAGCAAATCACCATTATTATTTTTAGCTATTTCCTTTAATTTTTCATAAGTTTCCTCCAATATTTTTATCTGAAGATCCCTTTCTTCTTTTAACGTCAAGGTCTTATATTCTTGTCCGTATTTTGAAAATAATTCCAAAAATCCTTTCTCTTCTTCAAACCGGGCATTGTTTAGTGCTTTATCGGCATCTAAAACACGTTGATTAGAAACTCGAATAGCACTTTCTTTTATGTTTTCATTCTTTAGAACAAGACTTTGAATATCATCATAATACCCTTTTTCTATCATTAGCCTAGCTTCAGCATCATTTTTTGTTAATGTAGCCAATTGTGCATTATATTGGACTTGTGTTATCTTTTTTGAAGATAAAGATGATTGAAGATTAGATAATTCTTTATTATACCATTCATCTCTTTTCTGCAAATCATCGGTACGCATATCTTCTATGGATTTCAAAACATCCTTTTCAGTATCTAATATAGCCTTCTTTTCTTTTTTTGCTGCTTTCTCTATTTCCTTAGGATCTACAGGAATATCAGGGAAACGATTTTTATAAATTTCCTTAGCAAGACTCAAATACTCATTAGTTGCATTCTTCTCATCTGCAATCCAAGCTGCGAGCATGGATTTATTCATTTTATTAAATTTGCTTTGAGCTTCCTCCATTTTTTTATTTCTTTCAATACGGCTGTTTATCTGCTCTTCAATGGTTTGCCCTGTAAGCACCTTCATTTGTTCATAAGATCCTTCCAATAACTGTTGTGCTTCGTCCAGTTTCTTTTTAAAATCCTGCAATTCTTCATTGGAAAATTGAACAAAAAACATATCTCCGGTTTTACGATCTGTTTTCCATTTTCCTCCTTCTTTCAATAATTTAGTATAAATATCAACAGTCTTTTTATAAGATTCAATATTGTTTTGTGTTTCTTCAATCTGTCCTCTATTGATATAAGCCAAACGTTTTTTTTCTGTTTCAATAAACTCTTTTGCTTTCTCAGTATTTACAGATATAGCCTCTCCATAATCATTCCATTCAGAAACAGCAGAAGGTACTATTCTCGCAATTTCCTTTATAAGACTATTAAGTTCTGATTGCTCAGCAGCACTCAAATTGGTTTTTATTTTAAGCTCATCATATCGACTAAGCAAAGGACCAAGTTTAGTCTGTAATGAGATAACCTTTCCTATTTGATCTTCAAATTTTTCATTGGTTGAATCTAAATAGCCTGAAATAGTACCCATTATCTTACCCAATGTCCCCATGAAGGATTTAATAGCCGGTTCAAGTTTCTTTCCTATCTTATTATAGATAGATTCCATCTGATCCCCTAAATTTGATTCCAAGCCAGCCAGTTCATTCATCTGGGTAGCCATAGAACCTTGTACTCCCTGTAATTTACCCAACGACAGAATATAGTTCTTAATTGCCATATCCGTATTCTGCACCTCAGTAGTTACCCCCCTGAATGTATATGCAGTAGTTTTTCCATTCTTCGAAGCGGTGATACCAAATTCCTTCAAACGTTCATTCTCACCCGTCATGGCATCAAGCAATGCTTCTATAAACTGGTCTATATCCTTGCCTTGGGACATTGCGATATCTCCCATTGCTGTCAGTTCATCGGTAGTCGGTTTAATTCCACGGTTAACTAATTTAATATATGATTCAGTCCATTCTGACACACTGGCCGGCGTATCTTTAGCAAGCTGCTGCAACATCTTCATTGCCTTTGCCGCTTCTTCTGAGGAACCGGTAGCGTTACGAAGAGTCGCTTCAAAACGGGCATATTCCTTACGGGTTTCATAGGATTTCATTCCAACATCTTTCAAGTATCTGACAAGTTGCACGGCAATAAAACCTTTAGCAGCCGTTTTGGTCATATTCATCGTTTTATCAAATGCAGTCAGCTGTTGCTGGGCATATTTCCCAGTACCCCTAAGTTCCTCCATCCGATTATTTACTTTGGCAAGCTCCGCTTCAAGTTCGGCGTATTCTTCCGGATGTGTTGATTTTACTGTCTGATCCAACTGTCGGCGAAGATCTTTAGCCTTTTTTCGGAGTTGGGCCATAGTAAGCCCTGTAACATCCAGCTTCTTCTCCAATTCGCCAATCAACTTGTTATTGGTCGAAATAGTCTTATTACTTTTTTTTATTTCTTCATCAAGACGCTTATATGCATCCGATTCCTTTTCCCCTTGAGCCTCCAACTCACGCATCAATTCACGACGTTCCTTATTTGTTTTATTCAACTCCCTATTAGCCTTAGTGAGTTTGTGAATTTCCTGCTGTGCTTTGGACGATTCCACAGATAAAATCCACTTGATTTCGTCTTCATTAAGTTTCTTAGCCATAATCAGTAGTCTATATATGATTGAAAATCTAATTGATCAATATCCGATCCTTCTTGAAGTTGCCGGGTGATATACTTACGTATGTCCTGAGTAAAGCCATAACGCAGATTAGGAAGCACTTCACCATAAAGCACCCCCCAAATGACACGGTTATAGATGGAAAGTTTTCTACGTATCCGCAGATCCTGCCGAAAACGAATATCCAAGAAACGCATATAAGGAAGAACGCCCATATAATATACCTGACGTTCGGTTCCTCCTATTTCCACCGGAGATTTTTGAATAGATTTGAGCAAATTTCCGGATATGACATTCAAATTCTCCGATATGACTTCCTGTTGTATCTGACGTATTTTTTGAAAACCGACCGATACAACATTGTGAATGAATGTTTTTTTGATAAGTTGGTCTGTTACCATAGCTTCATAAATTTGAAGCTAAAGTAGTTATAGAAAAGAAAAAGGCGAAGGACAGATTTTATACGCCTTCGCCCATATTAGACTAAAACAAATATCGTATTTTATCTATAATTATTTCTGTTTAAACATCCATCGGAACTCACAGCCTAATGTTCCGGGACGTGGTTGGAAACGAAACCCTCCCATAAGAAGCGAGTCGTAGACATCCTCCAAGCTGACGGATGTTCCCGGATCAATCTTCTTTATGGCTTCATACACATCCTCAGTAGAAAACCAATGAGTCGCATCGGACTCATTGGTTGCGGGAGAATAGACAGTCATCAAGGCAGTGATGTAAGTGTCTATTTTGGTTTCATTATTCTGACTCATCAAAAGAAGAAGCCTTAAGATCTTTCAAAATCTTGCGCACACCACGAAGCTGCTGCAACATGACCAGACGATCACCATCACTGGCATCCGCTTCCGGATTCTCAATCAGTTCAGCTATACAGTCAAGTCCTTCAAGAACATTATCAATTTCGCTATTACCGTCTTCCTGCATACGACGCAACACATTAAGACTTTCGTCGCTTAGAATAATTCCATTAATATTCATTTCTTTTAAATCATTAAATTATCATATCATAATATTAGCTATAAGCAAGCTTTTCAATGGTGCACTGCTTGTATTGTCTTGCTGTATGCAGCAAAGATAAAACAAATATGATGAAACATATAGGACAGGCAATTGTGCTTAATGCAGGGAACGAAACGAAGCAATGTGGCACGTAGTATGAACAATACCAAACGTGAAAATGTTCTAAAGAATTTTCCTTTTTTACTTAAAAAAATAATAACATAATGAACATCAATGCATTTCAATAAAAAATGCGGATTTTTTTGCAAAGAATCAAACTTTGCTCTTTCAATAAATACAGTCGTTTTCATTTTTGAGTACATTTAAAATGAATTAATAAAATTAGATAAAGGAAGGGAACAAAAAAAGTTCCGCTCCCCGTTGTACTCCACCTTGACATAGGCAGTGGGTCCATTAAGACTCCACACGGGACGGAACTATATGTTTTGCCGAAGACATAAAAAATGCCCGCAGCTATAATGGCGAGCCTACTCGCCTATGTCAAAAAGGAGTACGCTGCAAAGATGAATATTATTTTTGAACTAGCAAAACAAAAGCGGAACTTTTTAAAATTCCGCTTAATAAAGAATACATTTCAATACTTATGTCCAGGTAAGACTTTTATAAGATCAAAAAGATGGCGAATATCTCTAAGTGTCTGCATCATGACTAATCGGTCCCCATAAGACGCATCCGCCTCCGGATTCAGTACCAGTTCTTCTATTTCATAAATGCCTTCCTGAATACCATTTATAGTACTGTTATTATCTTCCTGTAGAATACGAAGACTATCTAAAGCTTCATCTGTAAGTTTAAGACCATTTATTTTCATCGCAGACCTCCTTTCCGGCATAGATACAACGAAGTGGCAAACCATGGAAGGCATAGCAGTGCAGGAACCATGGACACACATGAGGCACAGATCAGCGCGGAGAATGAAAGACAGGCGTGGCCCATCAATAACATTTGAAGATTGTTTATGGAAGATTCCATCACAAAAGAGAACAACGCGTTCTCAGAATTCAGCCATAAATTAAAAGCTGAAGATTTGCTAACGACATTTAGGTCGGGAGCAGAAATAGAAACTGTTTGTTTCATACGGTTTGACGTTTGGCATTATAGGCAGAAAAAAGAACGGCTGCCATTTCCCGTGTCGCCAAACATCAAACCGCGTCACTCCGTAGAGCAATAAAGTTTTTTTGGGAAAGGCAGCCGTATCCGTTCAAACAAGTTGAAACTTTTACAGTTTCCTATATATTATTTTGCCAGCATCAGCAAAATGGTTATGTATGGGCATAAAAAAAGCCCATTAAACTATCATGAGCATTAACCGCGCTCTACGTACTTGACGAACAAGCTTGATATTTGGCATTGCAAATATGAGTATTATTTTGGGATTATCAAAACAAAAGCGGAACTTTTTTAGAGTTCCGCTTAATAATTTCTTATCGAATAATTAATATTTTCGTTCCGGAGTTGGATTTATGTCTTTAAACCGTTTGATATAAAAACGCTTGGGCGACTGAGATTTCAATGTAATAATAGAAGCATCACTATAATCCGAACAGTCTTTAACCAGACTAGTAACCTCTTCTTGTTTCTTGGTCACATTTTCGATTCTTGATACATAAAAAGAACTTTCCAAATATTTAACCTCACTGCAATCCTCTTTTGTGGAGTACACCATATTATAGCCAAATTTTATAGGAGAATCCTGCTCATTATAGCTTTCTGAATATCTTCTTTTAGGTTTGTCTTTTTTCTTATCACAAAAAGAATAAGATCGTGTTACAATGTTTAGATCACCAATTATTTTAGAAGATTTTGGGGCCACACATACAACTGGCATATCATGCAAAGTAATATAAGCAAATTTAGGAATAGATAATATTGCTCCATAATTACCCAATTTACGTTTAGTAACATCTCTGTACCCATATTTGGAAACAGCAATATGTTGATCTACACCTTGATAAAAGGAGGCAGAATATGTATTAAAAATGTAAGATGATTGAGATAGCGAAACAAACAAATTTTTATCCGTTTTATTGGTAAACACCATAGAAGCATTTCCCCATTCTTCCCAAAAATTATAAGTCAACTTACAATCCTCATTCTCAAATACAAACTGTTCATTAGTTGTTTTTGCCGAACTGCTATCCACATCATAAATCTGGATATAACTTTTACACGAAGCGAATAGAAGAGAAACAACCAGTAGTAAAAAATACTTTTTCATAAATATCTAAGTTTTAAAAATTTTCGCAAAGTTAATAATAAAATTTCAATCAGTATTAAAATAATACCATATTTATGAATAAAAGGTGCTTTATTTCTAAAACACCTTACAGTTACCTACCCATGATTACATCTCCTACAACATTTGCCAGTACATTGGAGCCAAAACCTTTCAGACCGTCCAGCTTTTCAATCATGGAGATTATTTTATCTAATTTTTTATCCAGGTCACATAACTGAATCGTCGTACATCTTGTGCTTGAAATACCGCCGTACATGAAACCCGGAATCCACATCCTTAAGACTTTCCACAGCCTTACGATAGCATGACAATGCCATCTTTTCATTAGGCACATCTGCCGGCAATTTATGCCCCATGTCTTCCGCAATGCTTCTGGCATGATCCGAATAAATCATATTGGCAGTTACCCATAAAGCATAACTGTTATAATGCGGTTTGTCTTCACATACTCCTCCAAGCGATTCAACCGTTTTCTCAAAAGTATCATAGGACCAATGAAATCCTTTCATTCCATCTTGGTTGACAATACGTTTGCTGATATTCATTGCCTCGTGTTCGGATAGATAATTGTCCCAACAAACAGCCTCCAAATGCGACAACCAGTTTTCGGCCAGATCAGGATGAGCTGCCGCGACAGCCTTGAACATATACTTTTCAGTTTCACCGAATATCTTCATATTCTTCGGATCTTTACTTGCCACCATCTTTTCATAAAGTTCATGGTAGCGATCTATCATTTCTTCTTTAGTCTTCATAATTATAGGATATTAAAGTAAACTCCCCACAATAAAGCGGGGAGCAAACTCAAACTTTTTTCTCCCTTTTCTTTTTTACAGGTTTTAATGACTTTTGAGTCATAATCCTATCAAGCTGTGGGAGTAGCCGGAAAGGTGGCCGCAATGGTCAACGGAGTAGCCAGGCTCACACCAAACGCACGGTTACAGCACTTTACATTCTCAGGAGTAACCTGAGTAACAAGAGGAGTAAGTGTAATCGTAGGAACAGCACCGGCCGCACCGATAAAGGCTACCTTAAACTGCTCAACCCATTGTTTGGTGACAGAACGGCATGATCCTTTAGGAGTGTAAGCAACAAGCACTGCTGCATTGATGGTTACAACAGTCTGGGTATTCACCGTCTGCTGTTCTGCGACAGTAAAATTAACTATGCCAGTAGGCTGTACACCATTTTCAGCGCAATAAGCCTGGCATAAATTCTCCACTACATTAGTCAGATATTGCTGGCTGGTAGCAGCGATTTCAATCGGAGTCAATTGAATCATAATGGATATATATTAAGAATTATTCTGTGTCGGAACTTATACCGTCCGACTTCGGTTGGGGTTCATCGCTGCCGTCAGCTTCCTTATCAGGCGCTGTCTTGACGATGTATTCTTCTTTGGGAATCAAAGGCAGGTTATATTCAAGCAAGGTTTTAAGCTCCTCCATGTCTTCCTTTTCAAAAATGACCTTTCCATCCATCAATGACAAACCTCCATTCTTGATGGCATCATCCACTATTTTGTGAGCCATTTCGGGCAACGCATCATCCGGCACTTGTGAGATATAGCGGTTAATGACAGGTTCTATGATAGTCCCGCTGACATTCTGCATTATCGGAGATAATTCCGCAGCAAGACTCCATCCGGGTTTAACGAAACCTGTTGATTTCAATTTAGTTTCAATCATCTGCACAAAAGGGAACGATCCCATTTTTTGTGCGGAGAATTGCTGCACTACAGGTTGCAGCCATTTATTCAGCACTGCTGATAATATTTGTGAATTGGTATACATAGTAATATATTGTTTGAGTTTAAAAAGAGGAAAGGACGGAATGAAACCGCCCTTTCAATGAGATTTACTGGTTACAACCGCAGCAACCGGTATCACATACCTTACGTTGCGGGACAACAAGTTCACTTAACGCAGCCAAATCAGCAATCTGCTGTTTCATACAAGCCAGAGTGGCAGTATTAGTGCCATTGTACACAGCCTGATTCATGTTGATGGCATTCTGCTCACTCTTATCCGCATTGATACGGCTAAGCAATCGATCATAAACATCAGCCAATTTCTGATCAGTGTAAGTGTTCGCCTTCAACAATGCGATCTCTCCATCTTTTGCTGCCAGTTTGTCCATCATAGCCGCTTCATAACGGCTAATAGGTTTGTCTTCCGAAGTAATCACTTCCACAGGACCTGCCGCCATATTACGGTTATAACAGCCGCCTCCCAGAATATTACCCGCATTCAAACCCAAAAATGATGCGATACCTGCTGACGCTCCGACAGTATTGTAATTGCCTTGTCCCTGGCCGGTGACATTATAGTTCTCACCGTTCATACCTTTGATAGTCATAATATTATGTTTTAATAAGTTACTAGGCCAGGCTATAACCTGACATCACAAAGGTACAGACTATAATAATCAACTGAATTACAGTTATTTGCTTCTTATTTACCAATTACTTTCGACTTATTTTCAAGATGTTTGCGAATAACTTCGACATCTTTTTCCATCCACAGGCTGGCAGAAATTCGGGATGAATAGGAAGCAAGCAGATACCGGATACTAGCTTCTGTACGGTCCATATACTTGCTGATTTGGGAAGGGTAGAAACCTTCTTCGGATAACAGTTTTACCAAAATGCAGCGGGCATCCACCACCTCGGCGGCCCGATTGTCTGACAGGATAAATTCCTGATGTATTTCCGTGAAAGAGGCGACTGATTCAAGGATTTCATTAAAACGTGCGGTCTTGCTCATAATAATGCAAAATTTAGAAACAATTTATTAAATAACATTGTTGTTTATCTATCCCCGGCACATCCAAAGGTTTTCAAATTCGACTGTCAATAGAATAAGAGCAAGACCGCAAGCCGGGGATTTTTTTTACCACTGCAACAGATTGTAATTGATAGTAACAGCCAACACAGGAGAAAAGCCGTCACTTCCGATACCATATCCGGCAGAAAGGCCAAGTCCCCACCGTTTATTTCTCTGTTTAATAGTCCCCAACATTGTAGGGCGATACAATTCAACTGACTTAAGTTCCGGATTATAACCATTAATCAAAATGCGATAATCATCCGTCCGGTATTCCCGTTCCATTATCGGGATTATCACCGGCATGGAGTCAGGCAACGCAGAGTTTATGTCCGCATCGGGATCTTCCATGGATACCGGCAACAAAACGGTATCCACTCTTACATGATGTTCTACCTCAGGCGGAGGTATGATGGTATCCCTAATGGTGTCAATAACCAACGTCCATAATGTATCCGGTATAGTCTTTCCAAAATTATCAACATGACGGGAACACCATGAAAGTATCAGCATGATACTTAACAAGACTATCAGGATCCAAGGTATAAGCTTCATGATTCAATGAATTTAATTATTCCTTCGACATGAAGGGATGTTATGGCCTGTTTCCCTTCTTCAGACAAAAGGAAAGCCACATCTTCCATATTGTCCTGAAATAAGTTTTCCGTCAATACAGCCGGACATTCCGTATGTTTTAATATATAGAATCCGCTCTCTTTGTCCGGATCACCATCAGCCATATCTTTTCTAATTTTCATTCCAGAAAGGAATCTTTCAGCCGAAGTATACAGACAATCAGCAAGCCTGTCCGCTTTTGTCTGCCCTATACTGGTCCATGCCTCCCATCCACGAGCCTGCATCCATTGCGCCCCGTTTCCGGCGGCATTACAATGGATGGATACTAGAAGAACATTGCTCTTTCCCAATTCCGAACAAATATCATTCACACGGCGGCATCTCTCCGATAGCGGCACATCAACTTCCTCACGCACAATCCGGAGTGTTTCATACCCCCTCTTACACAACTCATGCTCCACACGGACGGCAATTTCACGGGTATACAACGCCTCAATCAAACGACCGTCCGGAGAACGCTTGCCTTGTGTATTGGCTCCATGGCCATTGTCAATTAAGATTTTCATGTTTGCTTTCATTTTCTATCTCATTTATAACATCTTTCAATTCTTTACTTTTCATCCCGACCAGTCCTTTAAAGACACTCCACAGACTGATATGGTAATGCAGACCTTTACATTCGCAATAATTACTGATCACACTCTCAAGTTCACAGTAACAGGCTATCAACATACAGCATACAGAAATAGTGGAATAAGGAATGCCCAAAGGTTCACCAATAGCTTTTCCTAAAACAGCCCCCAATAGAATTATACATACGTAATCCCCTATTTTTATAAGAGTTCTCCGGATAGCCCGGCTTATACGCACTTCCTCCATCCTGCGTTTGGATTTGCTGATACCCCACCATAAATCTGTAGAAATAAGAATCAAAGCCAGCAGCATCAACCATCTCATATCCCACATCAAACTATAAAATTCGGTAATGAAAACCGAAAATGTGATTTTAGAACTTGTATTCATATCTGTTTTAAGTTATGTGTTTCATTATTTCTTTTACATTCATCCAGTCGGGAGCCGATGCGACAAAGCTCATACTCCAGCCTATTGACGATAATTCGGGAGAAACAAAAGGTACAATTGTCTGATTCTCCGATATAGGCTTGAGCCAAGACATATTACGGGAATCATACATCATATAAGCGCGCACCTCATTCAATAGTTTCAAAGTCCGGTCACTCTGAATGGCAACCTCTACCATATCAGACTTATTCCCTAATTTGACCGCAACCGTCACCGCACGCTTATGCGTATCCTCTATGGAACCTATATTGTCCTGAGAGCTTTGTATCTCTCCAAAATCGCAGAACAGATAAGTTCCTATAAGGGCATCCACCCGTTTTTTAACATCTTCAAAACGCTGTCCGAAAACAAAATTGGAGATATCGGGTACTAAAGGTCTGGAAAGATCGGCTATATACCCCTTCAATTCCTCATATTCATACAGATCGGAACTTCCGTTGATAAACATATCCAAAACCCCGTCACGGGCAGGAAACCGGGAAAAATATTTTAAATACTCAAGAATCATAGTATATCATTTATAACATCAATTGGCAATCGGGTGGTATTGGCGATCTCAGCAACATCCATTTTGGAAGCATGAAGGCTACGCACGGATTCAATCATCTTCTTTCTCAGGATTCCAAGATATTGCAAGACGCTCATTTGGGATATCTCACGTAAATTTCCATATCCGTCAGCACTCAAACCGTACAAAGCATCCTGTGCCCCTGTGCTTATCACAGATTCCTTTCCTGGTATGATTTTAGTAAGAATCTTGTATTCTGTACGACTGAAAAGATAATTGATGAATCCCTTGAAATTGAAACGGATGGCCTGCAATGTTTTAATATCCACTTTTGAAAAAAGAACGGCACGTTGATGCGCCTTGTCACTCTCATAAGGCAGTGAAGAATACAGGATGGAAGCAAGCAGAGGAAGCTGCTCATCCCGACAATCCGCCAGCTCACGCGCGTCAATAAACTGCTGTGCCGTCAATGAGGTTGTCAGCATAGAGAATCCTGTATCAATGGTATAACCAAGACAAGGTTCATCCTGCCCGTCAATATGGACCGATGCTATAAATTGTTTGCAAAAACAGGAATCTACCACAAACTTATAATCAAGCCGTGACAGATAGCGGGATATGGTTATTCCTGTCAGCCTTTCCGGAGGAACACGTTTGCATAACTCATAAGAATCGGTGTCAAGATCCGCCAGTGCCGCATCATTATCCGGATAACAGATGAGAAAAGGAAATGTGACCTGCTCAGCCAGGCAAGCAATGTTTCCCATGGCATCCGCATCGGTTATCTTATTGATATCCCAGCCCATCACCCTGCATACATGGCGCACACGTACAAGACCGGCGGAAAGTTTACCTGCGGACATGGAAATCAGATCCGCAACCAGTTCTTTAAATTGAAAAGTGTTCAACCCCTCCCAACTGTTCGGAATGGAATACACGCTTCCTTTCAGGGTAAATTCAATATCATTTTTCATGGCATCAAATAAATTTTATCATCCGGACGATTGAAAGATGTTTCAGTTACAATATCAGCATCCGTATTTCCGGATAAAGACAAATCAATATTTTTAAGGCTTTCCAAAGCTTGTGACATCAGATCGTCAGATAAAGTTAACATCCTCTCCTGCTCCTGGGTACCATAACGCATAACTTTTGAATCTTCAAACAAATTACGGATGGTTGACGGAAATTCAAGGATATCAAATCTTCGTAACGACAATGCCACTGTTATTTTAGCCAGACATCTGTCCAATTTCCGACGGTTTGTCTGATCCTTTTCCGGCAAACGCTCATAATAGCCTGATACATAATCATCCAATGCCTCCTGCTGGATCGGAACACACCTGAAAAAGTACAGGAATGAATTATCAATGGGGTAAGATGCATCGAATTCATAAGTCGTCTTCAACTTAAGGTTTTCCAAAGCTTTATAAGCCTTGGTCTTCTTCCATTCCTTATCCGAATCAAGCAGCTGAAGTAACGTATCCATTGCATTATAGTAATTATCACGATAGGCCCTGCGCATCTGCTCCTGCTCGTTCTTGTAGATATCCACATCCGATTTACGAAGTGACAGTACATTGAATATAAGCTGTTTTGCCAATGTCAGATTAGCCACGGCACTTCTTAATGCACCCTTTTCATCGTTGTCCTCTCCTGCTGCTATCTTCTTGTAAATATCAGGAGATATGACGGATTGAACCTGCTTAATGGCACTCATGGCACTTGATGCAAGATCCTTGAAATTCATGTTACTCTCCGCATAAGGGGAATAAAGGTGGAACTGGGCCACATCTATAAACAATTCTTCTAAAACATTCATGGCTGCTGATTATTAAGACGGTTAGACGGTGATACATCTTCCTGGCGTGACGGTATTTCCCGGTAAAAGCCTATCCGATAACCTTGTTCGTACAATTCAGGGAAGTTAATACGGATAGCCTGATTAAACGGCTCACATACGATCTCATCTTCCGGTGCTAACTGGAGCAGATAAATCAAATAGTTGTAATAAGCGTCACTTCCGCTTTTGCTGATCACACCGTCCTTGCTGACTGATGAGATGGAGGAATCCAACCCGACACTTGACAGCAACACTTCGTCAGCACGTTTATCGTAGCTGATAATCGCGTCAATGTATTCTTTATATTTTAAATCGACGGTTTCTATCTTCCATCTCTCCTCTTCCCCGCTGCTTCCATTCCGAAAGCTGAAAGTCGCGTAAGCCTTTCCTTGGTTATCGGCTCCGGACAAGTAATCGGATATATTGTCCAATTCCTGTTTTATATAGCGGATCAAGGTAGACTCCTTGAACTCAGTCCCAATCTCCAGCCCGTTGTACAGCAATAGTTTCTCCTGTTTCGAAGCACGTTCCTTGTTTTCGTTGCAAAGATTGGTAATCTGGGTTCTCTTCGAATTTACCCATGCGTTAGGAATGATGATATGTATTTTAGCAGCCAACGAATTACGAAGAAAGCTGTTAATATATACCGCATTTTCATTGGATCCCTTGATATAAGGCTGTGTGCCCTCGTGTGTCTCATTCTCTCCATAGAAATTATCAATGGACTTCTCACGATGATGGGAAACAGCAGCGAACCTGTATCGCGGTACATCCTGCATACGCAATTTAGGATAAATGCGCAAACTGGTACTGATTCCATTGATAAACTTCCCAACAGCTATAGCCGTGAAATCCTTATAATAAACCATATCATAAGCCACATCCGTCCGGGTGGTAGCCAAAAGACAATCCTTATTCTCCATGGCTTCCAGACCAGCAACCGGCAACACACCCGGAACAATCCCTTTTCCTGCTGAAAACCGCCACTTTACAAAGAAATCGCGGAAATAATAATAGTTTTTGATGTTCTGTTTGGCAAACGCCCGGTATCCCTGCTCCATTCCATTCTGCTCCCAGCTTTCCAGCCATCTCTGTATACTAGGTTCCATAATCCAAGTTCTCTTGACCTTATTATCGACAAGTTCTGTCTTATAGACAGCCGGTCCGGAGCCATACAGCATATTGACCTGTTTGGTTATCAATCTTGGAAGCAGCCTGTTATGCTTGATATCGCTTGCTACTTCCTGGCATTTCAGATTGTTCCAGCCACGAGAAGCGATGTTATACCCTTTGACCGTAAGCCATCTCACCTGTCCTTCCAATGCCACCGGATTAACAGATATAGTACGGTTACGCTGTAAGGCATCCTGCATATTCCCTTCCCCTAGCTGGAAAGATATCACACTGCCGTCATTAACATACACGCCAAGGCATCCCTGTATCTCTATATTACTTTGTTGACTCATGATAACCAATCTATTTTATGTAGTTTAAATCCATCTTGCGGAAATCCCATATAGCGTATCAATATAGTGTAACACATACGGGGTTCTCCGTCCTTGTCGGTAAACAGGAAGAAGTTATCACTGTCCACACTGAAACGTTCATGAGGCAATTGGGTGCGCCATCTGCAACCGTCCTTTATTACGATCTTAGTGGATGCCTCATTACGTTGCAGGCTACATGGATAGAATGCTATGGTAAAGCATCCATCAGGCAGCTTGGATATTTCTTTGGCCCATTGCATGGCCTGTGTGCCCGACATCGTAACGTTATGATCTATTACCTCTTCCATGCTACGAATTTATTCGTTTTCCGATACAATAGAAAAGACGAAATTCCACAGACTGAATCATATTTCCACCCTATCACCCCCTGTGCCGCTCAATCCGAATTATCAGCGCGGCGTGGGATCAATCGTCTCTTGAAAAAAGTTCGAAAACTTTTCAAAAAGTCAATCGTTTATCCATGATTCACATAATGCTTATTTAAATGTCAAACAGACACTTATATTAAATCAATTGAACTTATTATTTAAGCCAAATTTTAATTATAAGCTGAAATTATCCGGAATATCATCAGGAATGCTGGTCAATTCGTTAAGAACTGCATCCCCGTACAGGCCGTACATCAGATAAATGAATGCAGAAGGAATCTGCGTTGTCAGTCCAGCCTGACGGTGAAGCGGTATCTTAACCTCGCTACTCTTGTCCAGCTCTATACGTCCGTTGGTGCTCTTACGTGGTGAGAGAGGTATAGCACTACAGAGGTTAGGGCATTCATTTTCGTCAATAAAAACGTGAGGCAAAGCATTGCTTCTGTCACCAAACAAAAGCAACATCAGCTTGAACTGCTGCCAATGATAGATTGTGGCCTGTCCTTCGTTCATGAGCTGCACTTCGAACCCGTAACTTTCCAGTTCTCTCTTCAGTGCACGGCTGTCAGTCGTTATCTGTTCCAGTTCCTCCCTGCGTTTGTTACCGGCCCTGTCCGGATATAAAACAATACGTTTGTTCCGACAGTCACGCCCGAAAAACTCATAAACCTGTCTAGCAAGCTCCGGCTGCTCATCCGGATAGAAACAGAAGAACTCTTTCAACAGCCTGAATTCCTTCCCGTACTTCTTGGGTTGCCCACATACCAGGCTTGAGAAATGTCCGGGATCATACCCTATATACAGCGGAGCGCTCTTGTCGTAGTATTTCAAATAACGGGCAGTGATGATAAAGTGATCCTTCAGATCAAGCTTCATGATAGAATCATAAATATACCCGTCAGAGAATTGATGCTTTTCTTTATCATAATTTGCAAAGAACTTGTTAACCACAGACTTATGACGGACAGCACATATAGCAGTAAGAAATTCGTCCATATCCAATGTGTCAAGCTGAGTTTTAAAAAACTTAGGTCCCAATATGTCTTTATTGACAAATGAACTGGCCCGGATATACAATGTGGCGTTGCGCCGCATATCAGCCAAACGCGGTGTCCACATGGATATCTGTCTGTCATACTTCTTCAGTTCCAGGCGTATCTTTTCAAGCGTGACCGGGTTGGTGGTATTCTTCTGGGCGGTAAGAAGTTCCATTCTTTTATAAACCGCTTTGTTCACATGAAAGGCTACTGTGGCTATTTCGGAAAGAAGCTGAGGATTGTTCTGATCCTCATATCGTTCAAACCAGTCGTCCTCATTCAAATCCACACGGGCAGTATCAGAAACCCCAGTCCATCCCTGGTAATACGGGCTTTTACGTATTTCCGCAGAAGATCCACGAAGAGAAGGAAACAGACGTGTCTTGAGTTTCTCTCCGTCATTGTGTTTCATTTCTTCTACAAAAGCATGAACACCACTTCTACCCGCCACTGAGTCCGGCTGGTCAGAACTTACCAGCTGGATATGATGACCGTTCCGGAACAGGATGCTATGCTTGGGATAAGAAATTGGATAACGCGGCTTCCGGAAATGCTCTGGAATCTTCGACTCTCCCGCAATATAGTCAATGCCATATTCCAGCATACAACGGGGACGGCCGTTAACCGTAATCTGCCTGGAAAAAGCAGCCTGAATGTTAGGCCATATATTGGTAAGCAACGCAACATAGGTACGATGCGCTAAAAATGACAACTCGGCCGGCATACTGTCTGCCACACGGACAATGCGGTTTACTGTAACCTCACTCGTCTTACCTGACGCACGTGCAGCTTCCACCACCACTTTGTTAGGGTCAAGAAGATTGACCATTACCTGCATGGAATTCATGTAGATACGTTCCATCTCCATTGAAAATTCATCATTGGATATATCGTTCTGACTCATGATTACTCTTCATTTAATATTTCCTCTACATCCTGAATATCGGCATCCCGCAACAAGCGTTTCTTTTCCCTCTTATCAATAGGAAGACCGTCGATAAGTTGGATATAAAACCCTTCGTTATGCTTACGCGCTATCTCTTTCAGTGATTTGCTTTCCAATCCCATATCTTCCGGACGGAGGTTAGGATCAATAATGAAAGTAATACCAAGATTGGTAGCAGCCTCTGCTATCTGGGCGGCACGAATCCGATGCTCGCTGGCTCTTTCGATACATGCAGCCATCGTTTTCATATCCCCCTTGGCCGCACATAACTGCGCCATGGATTCCAGCTTGTCCGCATAGTGATTCTCCCATACCTTCTCGCTGACATTGTTATCGACATTAAAATAATTAATGGCTTGATAGATACGTTCCTTGCAGGTACGTTCATCTAAAGCCAACTTCTGCTCCGCATTAATGCGCAGACGCAATTTCTTGGAAGCACGGGTTATATTCGGCTCATATTCATATATTTCTGCCGCCCATTGTATTTGTTTCAAAAATTTCTGCACATCTTCCGGAATGCCATTACACTTTCCGGTAGTGAGAAATCCTGAAATCATATCGGGATGTATCTTATCAAGACGCTCAAGTACGGTCATATTCCAAATAGCTCTTTACGCAAATCTTTAAAATAACGTTCATTCTTTCTCTCTTCAAGAAGCTCAATAGCATCAATGTCCCCGTTTTCCGCTTTCTTCGCCAGTTCCATATCAATATTCTTCTCTCCTTGAGCCAGTCCCGACTCATAGGTTTCGTAGAACACATCTCCCGGCAACGACAGCCGGACAGCCAATGCCATCTGCATATTTCGTGGCAACTCCAACAGGCGGCACACGCGCTCACGGCTATACCCCATAATGGCATAGGTGCGTACCCGTGGCAGATAATCATCGCTGACAATCACAATATCCTTATTCCCAGTCATAGCAAACAGCATATTAATACTGAAATACCGGCTATCATCCCTACCATGGTAAGGAACAGGGAAACAGCCATAAAATCAACCTTTAGTTTTTTCATTGAGTATGTCTCTAAACAAAGTTTCACGATCACGATACTTGCGTAACAAATTCCTGTCCTGTTTCCGTCGGGATTCACGTTCGGGATTTTTCAAATACGCTTCATAACGCCGTATACTGTCAAGCACATTGCGGTGTTTGCGGAGAAATTCCTGAGGATCCTTTTCAAGAATGGAAGCCAGCAAGGCACGTTCACTGCGCCCTGCTATAAGAGGATGAAGGAAACGGAAAGAACCGGTATCATTATAGGCTCTAAGTTCTGAGAAAGCCTGCAAATTACGGATGCGAAGACGTACAAGGGAAAATATATCATCTTTGGTAATATTGTCAGCATCCATACGTTCGTCTATCTGTTTCATCCGTTTCCAGCTTACAACACGGTCATTATAGATAAGGGTGGCAGTCTGTACATTCTCATCATCAAGATTATCCCAGTCAATAGCGGGATATTCTTCATGCTTCTGTACTTTCCTTAAACCTCTTTTTTTTTCTCAAAGTCCAAAGATGTTTCCGCCTTTTCCGCACGAAATTCCGATTCCTCTACTCTTTCCTGCAATTCCTGCACCGTATCTTTCGTTTCTTTCAATTCGGCCGATTTCTCCTGCAACTCGTGTACTGTTTCTTCCAATTCGGCCGATTTCTCCTGCAATTCCTGCACCGTATCTTTCGTT